AGAAGTCTTTCCAGTCTATTGCACCATAATCGGTTATAATACTAGAGCTTGCGGCTTTTAATTCATACCAACGAGTTCCTGCTACGGTTTCAACATAAACATTACCATACATTGGATCAGTAGCTCCGCTTTCGCCTGTAGCCAAAAAAGACCAACGAGGTTCTGCGCTTACAATTTCATTATAAGATCTATTCACACAATCTTTACCAAACTGTTGAATACCAATAGCACTACTAAAATTAGAAGATGTTAAAACAACTTCATTTGATTCTCTTAATAACTCATTAGTTAATTGTAAGTATGTAGTTGCCATTTATCTTTACTCTTCAGTTTCTTCGTCTATAGTCTCTTCTTCTAATTTATCAATAATAGTACCTGCTGCTTGTACAGGTATAGCAATTACAGTTTGACCTAAGTCAACACCTTCATCTACAACCGAAGACGTAATACTTTTACCAGCGTCTATTGTTTCTTCAATAATAGAACAACCAGAAACTGTCAATAAAAAAGCAATTAGAGATAGTAATTTAATTTTCACTATAAAATTCCTCAATATTATAATTATAGTAACTATTTATAATAGGCAGTTACTTTAACCTTTTTGTCTGTTGTAATTCTTTTTAGATTTTCCAAAGATAACTTCCCAATTATCTTTATATCTTTGTCGTTCTTCAGGAGTTGCTCTGCTTCCTGCTCTTATTAATTTTCTATTACCTTTCTTTTTATTTTTAAAGATTACAGGATTTTGTTCGTTTCCTACTTGAGGCATTTGTTTTCTCGTTTTAGTATGGGGAAGAAGAACATAAAATTCTCTTCCCACATACCGTTTTGCTTTAAACTTCTATTATGAAGTGTCGATTAAATAGAAAGCTGCTACAAGAGCGCTATCTCGAAGAACATCTGCACCATAAACGTGCAGACCTCTAACGATGTCACCAAAACTGTCAGGATCACGAATGACCTCAGTTTGTGTGATAGCTTGTGCTGTTGCTGTAGAGCTGATATGTCCAGCTAATACTTTGCCTGTGCAGTTACTAACTGCTGCAATATTATTAGTTTTATACATATCAAATCCACGTAACTTTCCACTTGATACTAAGCCGTTTCTAAGAGAACCCATTCCTGCGTTGTAGTCTACTGACATTAGCTTCGAACTAGAACCTGACAACTCTTCGTAAAAAGTTGGAGGTGCTACAAACCATCTTCCTTCTTCAGGAATATTTTGGTCATCTAGCAATCTAGCCATTCTAGCCATAAGGTCTAGGGGATCTACGCCGGTTCCATCAGAGCCAAGCAAATCAACAGAGTTGGTTGCGTGAGTCATGGTAGAATCAGTAGTTGAACTATCCGAACCGATCACATGATCGGGTGAAGAGCTAGATACGCCACTAAACATTTCAGCAATAACGCCAGCATCAAAAGCATCTTTCAATGCATAAGCAGCAGCACTAGAGGCTGCTTCTTTCCAATTCACATGAGACATAGATTTCTCAATGTCATCAACTTTGAATTTGAAGGCGTTTGCTACATCAACAACAAGGGTTTCTTCGGCATCGGTTAGCTTGGTTTGCGTTATGTCCGCACCACGTTCATACTGATAAACAGTAATCGTTGGTTCTTTGACAATCCGTACTGTGTCACCAAATGCAGATATATCACCAGAATAATCGGTGTTAGTGATCGCTTCAGCTACTGAGGCTTTTCTAAAAAAGTTAAGAACCTTCTTGGAATAAACCTTAGGCATGAAGAATGCATTAGTTTGTCCAGATACGGAGTTACCAAAGTTACCATTAGTATCAGTCGATTGCTCAAATAGAGCGTCAGATTGATTATAAGCCATTTTAAGTCACCTTTAAATGTTAATAGTTATACTTTAATTACGCACTCTACCTTCGTCAACAGCCCGATCTATCTCTGCTTCGAGACGATCAAACTCATCCATAGGTAGCGCGGCAATCTCCTCTTGAGTCCAAATTTTAGGCTCAGATGAAGCATCTATCGTTGTAGTCTTGGTAGATACCATATCCGCAGCCTTTGAGCTTGAACTCACAGACCTATTACGAGTCTGTTTCTTCTGTGATGTAGAAGCTAATCCCATGTCTTGTTTAAACAAATCAATTGCTCGACTTGCTAAACGAACATTATTAGGATTATTATAAACCCATGCTTGAATAGCTTCTGGTTGAGTTTCTGCCCACTGATGAAAATCATCACTTTCTCGAATGTTTGCAAAATCAGGATGCGTACTAAGCAATTCAGATTCTGCTTCTTTTCGTAAAGATGCTGATTCTCTTTCTTGTAAAGACGAAATCTTAGAATTTAATTCAGAGACTTTGGCTTCACTTTGTAAGTGTGAAACAGTTTCAACCACGTCATAAACATCTGGATACTGAGCTTTAAATCTTTCAAGTTCTTCAACAGTTTTAGGAGCTATGTACTCAGGTCTTGAAGATGTTGCTTCATTAATGAGTTCTTGCTCTCTGCTTCTAAACTCGTTAAGCTTACTATCGTAATGCTTTTTCAAGTCATCATACCTTTTTTTATAGTTAGGCTTTGAATAAGGTTTTGCTTTTACTGCTTTTTCTTCTATTTGTTGGTCGCTCTCTTCCTCTTCTTGTTGAGCAGGTTGAGGTGCAACAAATAAACTTTCAGCAGTTAGCGTAGCCTTAGGCATAACATCTTCCGTATGCCACGATTTTTTCGCATTATACGGATTAGGTACTGGTTCGTTTCGTGCTTCTTCCGCAGAAGTCACATTTTCATTTTCAGTCATTTTACTCTCCTTCCTTTGTGCTTACTATACCGAAGGTGGCTTATTCCAAGAACGTCTTCTAAATAAGTGCTTGCTTAAATAAGGTGGCATCAAAAGGTCTTTTTACTTTTTTAAAGTTATGTAGAGTGCTGTTTGACTAAAACAGGTCGCTCTACGGTTAATCAACTGGCAAATAAACTTAAACGAGGATCTACAGATCGCATAGCTTCTTTGTTCTTAAGGCTGATTGGATCTTCCTCACTAACAGTAGAAGCTTCTTTCTCTACCTCGCTTTGTATTTCTCCGCCAATTGCTTTTACTTGTCTTTTAACTTCATCCATATCAGCTTCTAATTCAGCTTGTTCCATCATACCTTGTAGGTTATCAGAACCAATCTTATCAGTTGCTTTCGAAGTTAAGACAAATTCTCCATCCGATAACCTTGCAGGTATCGAATCGGATCTCTCAGTTCCCGGTCCTTCAACAGAACCAGATCCTGAAAATTCGGATGCTGTATCTACTACTTGGTCGAAGATCATACTTAGTCGATCATCTTGTTCAAGTGCAGTCAGCAAATATTCTTCGTCTTCGGGAGTCAAAGACTCTCCGATTATAAAATCTGTGTAATCATCTTCCATTTGTTCGTCTGGAAGCATCTCTTGTTGTTCTTCTTTATCTTCTTCATACTGCTCTATACCTTCATCAGTATAGTCGTATTCTTTTCCTAATAAATTAGGCATTCTCTTCTCCTCTATTTAAAGCTTCTTGTACTTGTTCTTTAAGCTGTTCCAACAGGACCAGAGAATGAATCTTCCCCTGACTGCGGTACATTTCCAATTCCGATGTTGCCACCACCAGTGCCTGTAGCTCCAAGTTCTTGCGGTTGTTCAGGTGTTCCTTGACCGCCTCCCATAGCATTCGGTTGTTCGTTAGGGGCAGTAGCCTCTTCGCCAGTTCCTTGTCCAACATTGTTTTGCATTCCTATAATTTGTGCCATAATAGCCGCTTCCTCTGGATCATTGAGTATTTCATCGGGATCAAGATCCAAACTATATGCAAGTTCACTTATCAATTTAGAAATCTTAACAAACGGAGCAATAGCTGGACTTTGTGCAGTTTGTAAGAATGTGGTCAGCCTTTGGCTTCGTACTTCTTTCTGCATCAAGCTATTTGTTCCCATAGCGTTAATTTCTAAATCTCCCTCGATTCCTAACTTACCTTCCATAAATTGCATATTCCATTGGAAATATGATTCACCTAAAGGTTTAAGTAAGAAATCATCTAAATTCTTTACGACAGTCTTTATATTAAGACTAGCTGCACCTAGTAGCATCGACATGCCAGACGCTGTTCTTGTCATACTTTGAACACCTGTTTGTCCGTGTGAGTAACTAGGTATTCCAGTTTGCTCATCGGCTAGTTGTCTGAATTTATCAAACATCATTAAATTTTCTTGTGAAGTATTAGGAAATTTTAATCCATGTATAGCTTGTCCCGGCATTCCAGCTTGTCTTCTAAAAACTTTACCCGGATATATTTCCATAGTTTGTCCACCCACTAAAGCAGACTCATCTACATCAAATACTAAAGACCCAGACATTGCTAGGTTGTCAATAGCCATTCTTGCATGACCATTCATAATCTGTTGGCTGTCATCCATGTTCTCTGCTACACCTATACCAAAGAAGTTATATGGATTTCTTTCATAAGGAAAAGCGTTGTAAGGTATTCTATATGGAGTAAATGGATTTAATACTGCTCTTAGTAAGTAGTGTC